GAAAAGGAACAACAGCAAAAAGTTCCTGACTTTGATTCTCATGAGCAACAAGGTGATTCTCAATCTTCTACTAATCAACCAGTAGAAACCGATGACTCCTCTCCAGAAGAAGAAGGTGAGAGTGATAAGTCACAACCAAATCCCGATGAATCTTATGGTGGCACTGCTCAAAGTAATGGGGTTCAAAATACTGTCAATGATGAAAAAGAACCTGAAGTTCTTACTGCAGATTCTTTAGAGAATAAACTTCGTGATTTGATCAATCACGATGGATATGAAAACGTTTATGTTGAGATTCCTCAAGTCAATCTTGAGACTGTGATTGGTAAAAATGCAGATATCCATAAGGATATTGATTCTACTTTTAATCATCAGCAAAATAAACATAATGAGATGTGTGATGAACGTAACTTGGATCGTATAGATCTTTTTAAATATGCAGATGAAGATTATAAAAAGTTTAAACTATCTGCTCAGAAGGAAGTCAACTATCTGGTAAAGGAGTTTGAGTGCCGTAAGGCAGCAGATTCTTATGCTCGTGTTACCACTGCTCGCACAGGTGTTCTTGATACATCTCGTCTTCATTCTTACAAATACACAGAAGATTTGTTTAAAAAAGTTTCTGTGATTCCTGATGGTAAAAATCATGGGTTGGTTTTCATTTTAGATTGGAGTGGATCTATGTCTCACGTTCTTCAAGATACCTGTAAGCAACTCTTCAATCTTGTTTGGTTTTGTAAAAAAGTTGCAATTCCTTTTGAAGTTTATGCTTTTACAAATGAATGGAGACGTGGTGAGTATGATTATGAAAATAAAACCTACGCACCTGCAGATCGCACTCCACACTATGAAGAAAAAGAAGGTTTGATTCAAGTTGAAGAATCATTTGCTTTAATGAATCTTCTTACCAGCAAAGTTTCTGGTAAAGAACTGGAACACCAAATTCTTAATATTTGGCGTCTTGCCGTTTGTTTCGGTGATTCTTATCGTGCTCAATACACATATTCAAATCGTTTGGCTCTTTCTGGAACTCCTTTGAATGAAGCATTGATGAGTCTTCATCAAATTCTTCCTAAGTTTCAAAAAGAAAATAAACTTCAAAAAGTTCAATGCATTGTGCTGACTGATGGTGAGGCAAATTATCCTCCCTATCACGTAGAAATCAAACGTGGATCTGATTCTTACATTGGCACTCGTGGTATTAATCCAGATAAAACTTTTCTTCGAGATCGTAAACTTGGCATCACCTACAAGTTTGATTATGGGTATCATCAATTTACTGAGGCTCTTCTTCGTAACCTGAAAGATAAGTTTTCTTCAGTAAACTTTATTGGTATTCGTGTTCTTGAAGGACGAAATGCAAATCGTTTCATCGGTCTTTATCACAATCAAAGTGATAAGCAATATGAAGTGATTCAAAATGATTGGAAGAAATTGAAAAGTTTTACCATCACCAACTCTGGATATGATGCTTATTTTGGACTTTCTTCTTCTGCACTTTCTCAAGATGCAGAGTTTGATGTTGCTGATGATGCTACTAAATCACAAATCAAATCTGCTTTTGTTAAATCTCTAAAAACTAAAAAATTGAATAAAAAAGTTCTTGGGGAGTTTATTTCTCTTGTTGTCTAAATATCTAAAAAGTATCTGCTTATATGAAAACCTACAGAGAGTTTATTGCTGAATCTGGTGACTGGTGGCATCCCGATCCAGTAAAAGATAAACTTATGCCCGGTAGAGGACCTAAACTTCGCGCTCGTCAAGATCGTGAACCAAAACCAGATTATAGTAATAAACTAAAACCAGGTGAAACATATATGCAGTTTGCGAAACGCAAAACTAGAGGTGAATCTGTTGAGTATGTTGATGAATTATTTGTAACAAAAAAGTCTTCAGAAGATCAAAAAAAGAAAAAAGTTGCAGAACTTATTCGTTTAATGAAAGCTGCAAAAGATCCACTTTCGGATGCTCCAGCTAGACGTAAAAAGATAAACGCAAATGAAGAATATATTGATGAAACTTCTCTTACTCGTGTAATGAGTAAGTCTAAGAAAGGTGGAATGGCAATTATGTCTGCTCAAAGAGGAGATAAATCAAAAGCAGAAAATAAAGCACGTTCAAAACAACTTGAAAAGGATGTAAGAGGTGCTGGTCTTCCTGGACCAACTAAAGTTGCTGGCAGATATACTGAAAATCCAGGAACTCCTCAGGAGAAAAAAGTAGGAGAGAAATCTCACATTATCACTCCTGGCAAAAAAGGTAAAAGAAAGTTTAAAAAGGCAATTGAAAAACTTGGTAAAAAGTATGATCAAGACTCGGTATTACTTCAACGTAAAGCAGGTGGAAGTTCTACTCTCAAAGGAACTTCAAAGACATCTTGGCCAGGTAAAGGAAAGAATGTTAAAATAGGTAGTATGAAACCAGGTAGAACTGGTGAGTTTGATACCAAAGTTAAGAACAAAACATTTACAGTTGAGGATTAAAATGAAATCCAAATTCCCACTTGAACACGTAGTTAAGTGTGATACCAAAGAAGTTTGGGTAAAATGTGATAGTGCTATCACTGCTATGGGTATTTCTGCTATGGTAGAAAAATATTATCCTGGCTATAAGGGACATATTGGTAGCAAAGATTATCTTGAAAAACTCAAGAACCAGTTGGCAAACTGACCACGGGGAGTCTTGGTGACCCCTTTTTTGTTTTATAATGACTTCAGTTGAAACAAACAACCTGATTATGCCTCGCACTCAAATGACCGACGATCAAATCCTTAACGATCTTAAAAACACCTTTGGCACTGAGTTCATTGCTGCCGATGTTCGTGGGTATTGTGCTTCTAAAAATGTTTCGTATCAAACTGTAACGAAGCGTCTTGAACCATTTAAAGTTGGTCGTGGAAAGTGGAATCTTGAAGTTACTCAACAAAAAGTTGAAGAAATCGAACGTACTTTTCAAGCTCCTGCTGTGATTCCTCCTGTAGAACAAACACTCATTCCTGAAAAAGATGATACCTTTGTCAAGTTTGGTAACTTTAATGATATTAAAAAGATTATTCAGTCCCGTCTTTTTTATCCTACGTTCATTACGGGTCTTTCGGGTAATGGTAAAACGTTCAGTGTTGAGCAAGCGTGTGCTCAACTTAATCGTGAATTGATTCGTGTTAATATTACGATTGAGACTGACGAGGATGACCTGATTGGTGGTTTCCGCCTTGTGAATGGTGAAACTGCTTGGCATAACGGTCCAGTTATTGAATCCCTTGAGCGTGGTGCAATTTTGCTGTTGGATGAAATTGACCTTGCTTCTAACAAGATTCTGTGTCTGCAATCTGTTTTGGAAGGTAAAGGTGTCTTCCTAAAGAAGATCGGTCGTTTTGTAAAACCTGCTGCTGGTTTTAACGTTATTGCTACTGCAAACACCAAAGGTAAGGGTTCGGACGACGGTCGTTTTATTGGCACCAATGTGCTCAACGAAGCATTCCTTGAAAGGTTTCCCGTAACCTTTGAACAATCCTATCCTGCTCCTTCTGTTGAACAAAAAATTCTTGAAGGTATTGCTCTGGATCTTGGTGTGGAAGACCGTGACTTCTGCAAGCGGTTGGTTGATTGGGCAGATATCATCCGCAAAACCTTCTACGATGGTGGTATTGAGGAAATCATCAGCACCCGTCGTCTGGTCCATATCATCCGTGCATACAGCATCTTTCAAGATAAGGCAAAGGCAATCCAAGTGTGTGTGAACCGTTTTGATGAAGAAACCAAGCAAGCATTTCTTGAACTCTATGATAAAGTAGATGCTGACTTCCAAATGCCCACAGATTCCACAGAAGCAAAAGTTGCAGAAGCATTTGCATCTGACGAAGTATTCTGATAGAATATACTGAGGTAAACGTGCCTCCTCTTTTTGTTTTTTACTATGAAATCTATGTCCGAAAATTTTGAAAGCACTTATGAAAGTTCAACTCCCAATCAAGACTTTTGGGAAAATGATGGTATTAGTTTGACTGGAAATCCTTATTATTCCTCAGACACTATTACTTTTACCGGTTCACATCTTCCTGGAGGACTTGGAGAAGATCATATTTCTTTCAATTCTTCCCCCACCTTTAGTGTTAAGGTATCAGATAACAACTTTTGGAAATTTGGTGAAAATAAAACACTAAAGGCAGTCGAAGACTATATCAAGAGTACTTATAATTCTCATTACGCATCGGAGAATTCAAAAGTTCAAGTTCTTGATATTATTGATGCAATTGGTGATGGTGTTCCTTTTTGTCGAGATAATCTCATCAAATATTCTTCTCGTTTTGGTAAAAAAGACGGAATGTCTAAACTTGATGCATTAAAGATTATTCATTACGGAATTCTTCTTTATAACTTTGCTGGATTTAATAATGAAACTGCGAAATCAAACTATGAAACTTTCTGATAAGACTCTCTCTGTTCTAAAAAACTTTTCTTCAATCAATCAATCCATTCTTTTTAAGCAGGGAAATAAACTTCGCACAATCAGTGTGATGAAGAATATTCTTGCAGAGGCAACCATTTCAGAAGAGTTTTCTAAAGACTTTGGTATCTATGATTTGAACCAATTTCTTAACGGATTGAATCTACACAAAACACCAGAACTGGATTTTGGTAATGATGGATATGTAGTCATCAAAGAAGGAAAGTCCCGTTCTAAGTATTTCTTTGCTGATCCTAACGTTATCATTACTCCTCCAGACAAAGCAATCAATCTTCCCAGTGAAGATGTCTGTTTTGAGTTGAGCACTGAACAACTGGATAAACTTTTGAAAGCTGCTGCAGTTTATCAACTTCCAGATGTCTCTGCTGTTGGTGAAGCAGGTGTTGTGAAACTGGTTGTTCGTGACAAAAAGAACGACACATCAAACGACTTTTCGATTGTCGTTGGTGAAACGAACTCTGTGTTTGTCTTCAACTTCAAGGTAGAAAATATTAAGATTCTTCCTGGAACATATGAAGTCGTTGTGTCACAAAAACTTTTGTCACGATTCACTTCTAAGAATCACGATCTCTGCTATTATATTGCTCTGGAGCCCGATTCAACATTTGAATGAATATCTTCGTCACAAATCAATTTCCTGCTGAAAGTGCTATTTGTCTTCCCGATAAGCACATAGTTAAAATGCCACTTGAATGTTGTCAGATGTTATCCATTGTGGCATCCAAGTGGTATCACAACTATGGTCCAGTTCATAAAGCAGATGGCAATCCTTATGCAACTGAAAAAGGTGCTTTTCGTAATCATCCTTGTACTCAGTGGGCAGCAAAAACAATCGACAATGCTTATTGGTTGATTAAGTGGGGAATGAATCTTTGTGATGAATATTCCGTCCGTTACG